TTTTTTAGCTCAGAATTGTCGTTTCTTAGCTTTGAATTCTCTTTAGATATAGATATCACAGACTGAGATAAGTTATCCATCATCTTCTTGTCGCAGTTTATTTGATCATGAAGAAGTTCGTTTGTTTTCAATATGCTCTTATAAGTAACATACTGGAATCCAACCATAATTAAAACAAGCATGTGAATAAGTATCAGTAGGGCTTGCATTATTCCTCCATGTTAGGAGAGTGGTGGATAACCTTGTTTACCTGCATTGGCAAAACGTGTCTCTCGTGGACTCCGTAATATGTAACTATCACCATCACTAAGGAGCTATCCACCACTCATCTTTATTATCTTATAATATCGTCATATTGTCAAGGGCTGCTGCAATCTCGGCTGGCATCTCCCTTGGGGGATTGACTATTCCCTTAACATCAGAGATTTTTGATCTCTCTTTTTCTATTTCATCTCTATGCATGGACGAATAGGTGTGTATTTTAATTTCCCTATCCCCCTTTGTTGTAAGAGATAGAGCATTGTATATCGAGCCACATACAGCATCAGCCAAATCCTTTGATCCTTTTCTTGGATGATCAACCTTATCTCTAATAATTCTTAACTGAAGCAATTCATCTATTAATAGTTTTATTGCTGGTCCAGATAGTCTTTCTTCCATGATTATCATAGCCATATCTTCATAATGCTTCTTTGCTACTGAAAGAATTTCTGTATTAATTCCATATGCCTTTAACTGTTGCATCATGTCATGAGAGTTCCATCTATCAAAGGTTACCCTTCTTAGATTAAACCCTCTACCTTTAAGGCTAATTATGTAATCCTTTACCTCTGTAAAATCTACTGACTGGGTTGAAGTTGGAGTCCAGAATCTTACTGCATCAACAATAATCTTTGGAGAAGCTTCTGTCATCTGACCTCCAATTTTTGTATGAACCCAATGATCAACATGGGATATAGCTACTGCACAATGGTCATGCTTTTGTGCAAGGTCAACGTGGACATAGTATTCTTTATCTTCTTCTGGCTGAAACCATTCAGCAAATCTTCCGCTATCAGTTACTCCAAGATTTGGGTTATTGAAAGCAATCTCAACCTTCTCTCTTGATTTAAAGAATGCATCTGTTGCCTCTGGAGGCATACAGGCAAATCTAGAAAGAGCATCAACTGGATCGGAGTAAAAGTCTACAGTAAAGTCTGTGATCTTTCTGGTTGGATTAATCTCCCATGTAGGTCTTTTTAGAGCATATACTCTAGGAATATTGTAGGCAAGGATCTCATCTTCTTCCCACTCAACACTAAATTCATTTCCCTCTATACCGTCTGGAAGCTCTGGATCAACCTTAAAATCGTGGGATCGAATTGTTACAGTTTTTTGAGCAACAACTTCATTATATCTTTGTTGGATAAAGTCATTCTTAAATCTAGGGAATGAAAGTAGAATGAGTTTTCCAAAGTCTGGGAAGCGGGAAGCTACTGAAGCACGATACATCTTATAGATAGCCGAACCAGTTTTTGCTTGTTCGTGACCAGAAGTTGATTCAAGTTCAAAGCCTGAGATTTCATCCAGGATTACAACAAGTACGTTGTATCCTTCCCAGGATTCTCGTTGTGAGTGACCTGAGTGAACTGTAACAGCCTTATCAAATTCGATGCTATTGGCTTTTGAAATATATCTTCCTCTGAACCATGGAGACCTATCAATTCTTGTTGTAAAACCTTTAAAGAAAACTCTATTCGCTTGCACAGCATTGATAGCAATGTTAAGAATGTCAATGGAGTCACCTGGAGGCTTACCAAAATATTTAGCTGGGTCCTTTAGACATAACAGTAGGTATACGATGTAGGCACAGGCAATTGTAGATGTGTAGTCTTTTCCAGATCCTTTACCCAGTTGAAGAATAATTTCATTGCATGTTTGCTTCCATCTTTTTTCACCTTCATCTTCTCCCCATACCTGAACCAGTGTTTCTTTTTTGTAAACCTGACTCATAGCCTTAATCATTTGATATTGATACTCTGATAAGGGAGGTAGGGCTAGGAAGTCCTCTGATGTAACAAACTCTTCAATTGCTACTGGGGTCTCTTCAAATACTTCTCCTGCAAGTGCGTCAACGTACTCGGAGAAATCAAAATCTTCAAGCATCATCATCCTGGATTGTAATTGATTCAACTCTATTAGTTACCTGACTTAGCTTTCTTGCAACTTCAACCTTGCAATGGTCGCAATCAGAAGTAACTTCTTTTAAGATAGAGACTAGAATTTCTTGCTTTCTTTCGGTTTCCATAATTTGATCTGCAATCTCATTGTCTTGCAGTAGACCAGCTTTCTGAAGCATTTCTATTCTCTTGGCTTCTACATCAGCAATTAACTTTAGAGATTGGGCTTTAATATTATATTGACCATTGGCATCAGCCTGTTCAACCGTTTCCCAAGCACGATTAATTAACATTGAATAGTGTTGATCTGCACCACTAAGGGCTTCTTGAGCCCTTTCCCTAATTCTATTATTAGAGTGGGCAAATAGTCTCCACTCATCTATTAACTGGAGTACCTCTCCACGCTTAATAGAAAGATCTTTTGATATCTGGGTAGCATTACTTCCCTTTAGCATTTCTGACACGACCTTATTCATTAGGTCAAATCTTTCTGCTAATTCAATTTCAGACATTAGGAATCCTTTTTACTCTTTCCTTTAATTATACCCTTTAATTGTTCAATGGGCATTGACCTATAGCCACTTGGAGAGCGAGCTGTGATCCATTCTGATCCTGTAACCAGATGCTTTACATATTCTATAAATTTATATTCTTCTCTATCATGCTTAAATTTAATTAACATTCCCTGCTTGATAGTATTTTTTCCAAAGATGAACTCTTCATGTACTTCCCAATTAGGATTTCTATTATAGGGGGTTGCCTTCTTACCCATTGCTCCCCCGATTATCAGTTCTATAGAAACCGCTACCCTTAAATGTGACTCCAACCGAAGAGTAAATCTTTACCATATGGTTGCCACAGGATTCGCATACCTGAATAGATGAGTCATTAATTGATTTTTGAATTTCCACTACTGTCTCACAATTATCACATTTATAGTCATACTTTGGCATTACTTCCAGTCCCCTTTTCGGGCAACTTTAAGAAGAACTAAATAACCTATGAGATCATTAATGTCATTATCCCCCTGGTACTCCTTGCCACGAGCAAACCTACTTAACTTATCATCAATCCTAACAAGGATCTGCTCCTCAGGAGAACTTTGAGAGAATATTCTTACTGGATCTAAAGCTGAGTTTCCATATGATCTGTTTTTTTCAATTAATAGATCTGAAATTTCTTTACAGATTTCAGATATTGATTTCTCTGTTTTGTTATTAGGCATACTATCTTTTCCTTAATACAACATTTAAATGATGTGGATGAGCTCTGATTATATCAGTATTAATATTTACATATTCAAGAGTTTCCATTGTATATATCTCTTCAAGTCCTCTTAGAAACTCTTCTGGATGATACGGACCAAGTTCTGCGACAATTAAAGGACAGTTTAAAGCACCACTTGAAAAACCTTCCCATACTAGGGGCTCATGACCTTCAACATCAATTTTAATAAAATCAATATCTTGATCTAATACCTCATCAAGTCTTTTTACTTCTATTGTCTTAATAAAATATCCCTCTGGAGCTTCATTTTCGATAGTAACTCCTGAGCCACCAATATTTTCTAACGGACCAATTAAATTTACCATCTCGCTTTTATTGGAAAGTCCAATTGGAAATACTGTTATCGGTGAGCAATTTGAATAATCATTTAGCTCTTTAGCTTTATTATAGTTATTAACCAATTCAACATTAGGTTCAAATGCCCATACCTCGCCATCTTTACCTACAAGCCTAGAAAGAACTTCAGTATAATATCCGATATTAAAACCAATGTCTAAGCACTTAGATCCTGGTTTAACATTACTAACCATCCATTGTGTTAAGTCTGGCTCCCAATATCCATACTCCCTACAAGCCTCCCCAACATACCTATCTCCTGGATCAGTCCATAAATAAAATGAATCTAAAACATATGTAAATTCGTCAATTTTATTTTTATTAGTTGGGTTTAAGTTAAGCATTCTTTTCTCCATACACGTTTCTATCATACCAATAATTATTATAATTGTTAGTTCCGCTTATCCCAGAGTTACCACCCTCAAGCCCATTTGCTTTGTATCTAGCAATTCTAGTTCCGCCATCCATTGTAAAAAATCTTCCGTCCTGCGAGTCAATTAATTTTCCCACCTTGTACTCTGGTAAGGTTCCTAGCCCATGATTTACAATAGCTGTCCCGAATGGGACTGGTCCAGATGGACATAGAGGAGTTCTTCCGTAATACTTATCGTTAAAGTTTTTAACAACTATCTCGATGGCATTAGAAAAAATTGGAAATCCTTTTTTGCCATAAATTAGTGATGGGGTAACTGACCATGATCCTCCACTGGCAGAAAAAATATCTGAGAATAGAATTGCATCTGTTTGACTATCTACGCTAAATTGAGTAAGCATCATGTTATTTATATCTGAGTACCATCCCCCAAACTCGTGCATTAGTAGATATTTTGCCAGGTCAGCTTTATACGCATACGGTACAAATCC